TGTTCAGGGGTCAGCCCCGCCTCCGATCGGGGCACTGCACGGGCGAGCAGTGGCCGGGGCGCCGTACGGCCCGGGCGCGGACGGGTCCGGCGCGCGCTCAGCTGGTGAGATTAACAAAACTGACGACCTTCAGGCGGCGCTGGCCCAGGTCCGCACCCTGCTCGCCGATGCCCGGAAGGCAGGCGCTGCTGAAGGTGCCGTCGATCTAAGTGCGGCGTTATTGCTGCACCTGGCTCGTAGTCAGGAGTAGCAAGTTCCTCCACGAGTTGTAGATCTACATGTCATTCGTTCGTTCGCTCGACGTGAAGCTCCGTCGTCGAAGGCATCGCGATCGAGCCGCACACGCTATCGACGACGCGCACGTAGCGCGGCGCCAAGAAACCGTAGCCCGAGCGTCCCGTGATTTTCGACGCACCGTTGTCAAAACAACAGCGCTCGATCGTTGTCGAACCGCAGTCCCACAACTGAACCCCGTCCTGGTTGACGGGACCACTCGCGTAGCAGCCGTCGAGGTGGACGCGGTCTACCTCGGCCAAGTGGAACGCGGCGGTGTCGCCGACGCCCGTCAGCTGCACGCCGACGCTGCGAATTTGCACGTCGCCGAATCGCATCATCCCCGTCACGTAGCAGAGGTACACGTCCCCTGCCGCGTACTGCCCTCCGCTAAGAGTCGCGACGATCCCCGTCGTGCCTAGCATCGCTGACACGGCGGCGCCAGCGGACGCCCACTCGGTCCAACCCCGCCCCCACCCCGCTGGCTCGTGTCGCCACGACCAAGTTGCCTTACCCGCGCTGCCCCCGACATCGATCCGCAGCTCCAGCGTCGAGGGAAGAACCCCTGTCGGGGCGCCGGCGAGTAGCAATTGGCCAGTGCCGCGGACTCGGTCTCGGCGCAGCGTACCGAACGGGCCGTTGGGCAAACCGTTGGAGTTCAAAATTTTGATTCCGCTGTCGCATCCGTCGATGTGGCCGCCCTCGACGAGGAGTTGGCTCCGTCGGTAGTAGCCGATCGGCACTTCGTGGCGCCGCGTCCGGATGCCGGCGGCGGCCCAGCCCCCGGTGTAGTGGATTTCGCCGAAAGCGCCCGCACCGACGGCGTGGAAGTCACGCACTGTCAACGCAAAAACGTAGTCCGCGTCGAGGAGGGCCCTCTTCCCCTCGACAACCGAGCACGCGATGAAACGCAGTCCGTCAGCGATGAGAGCCGAGCCGGTCCCGAACGCCAGTACCGACTCCCGGGCCGCCACCTGGACACACCAAAGGCGCTCGAGGCGGTGGGCCGCGTAGTCGGAGCCGTCGACGTAGAGCGCCCGACGGCAGGACGGTGGTGACCCGCCATCGCCAAGGAACGTGAAGTCCGCGAAGCGGAAGGCCGCCGTCGCCGCCGTCGCCGAGAGAGCGATCGCGTCGTGATCTGGACCGACGCGCGGTCGGAAGACCACCCCCGGCAGCGACACGTCGAGGCGCGGCGCCAGCGTGCCGAATCGGGCCTCGACGGGGGTTCGGAGCACATAGCTCCCCGGCGGAGCGGTCACAATCACGACCGCGTCGCTCCGTGCCGCATCGAGCGCGGCCTGCAGCGCGGAGCTGCTGTCGTGCGCGTCATCATCAGGGATGGCACCACCGTCAGCAACTAAATCGAAACGACGCATTATCTCTTTATCTCTCTGTAACAATACAATTAAATCGGTACACAACGCTTGCGGTCGGTGTATCACCGTCGGAAAAAAGAAATATATCCGTTGTCGTCGCTGGATCGACAGCATCCAGCTCGCTATGGACAGAAACGCTGCGCGTGGACTTGCTGTTGTAATCAGCGGGCACGGTCATCAGAATTGGTACTGCAGGAAATGCAACTGCCCACGTCAGCTGCACAAAACGACTATTTAACAGCGGTCCTGTTCCTGTGGTGACGGTCAGCAGGAACGCGTACCGATTTCCGGCGACGGCGCACGTAGCTCCTGTCCCTGCCCCGACGCCGACGGTGCACGTCGGCGCGGTGCCGTAGCCCCTCAGCCGCACCCCCGGCTCCCACTGCGAGGAGCCTGCGTTCCAGCCGAGCACATGACCATCACTCGGCGCCGTCGAGGTGACGGTGCGTCCCTGGAGCTTCCCGACGACGACCGCTGAATAGTCGCCGGTCACGTCCCCGGCGGCCGACGGAATGTCGGCGGCGACGAGGGCGCGGAACCCCGGTGCCGCTGCCCCACCCGAAGTCGGCCCGGCGAACACCCGGTTTGCGCTTGCCGTCGCTGCCGCGGTGCCGCCATTCGCGATCGGGATCACGCCCGTCAAGGTGAGGTTTGGCGTCGTGCCGCCGCTCGACGAGAGCACGCCGCTTGCGGTGACAGCGGTGACGCACGTGGCACAGGTAAGGGTGAGGTCGCTGGCCAGCGTCCCGCCGCCTCCCAGGGGCGCTGTGGTCGCGACCGTGCGCGTCGCGGGGACGGGAATACCGCCGAGAATCGACACCGTGAGCTTGCCGGCCGAGAGTGAGACGCTCATCCCCGTCGAGAAGTTGACGGCTCCGACACCGTTCTGCTGCGCGCCGGCGACCTCCCATCGCGGACCGGGACTCGTGGTGGGAAACCCGGTCCGTCGCTGCGCCGTCGCTGGAGTGGCGAGGAGGGCGAGGGCGAGGAGAAGGAGGAGACGCTTCATGGCACAAACCTCACGTCGGCCTGCGCTTTGTCGCCGGCCGCCGCGGCTCCGCCGGTGTGCTTCGCGACGAGTCGCACGTACGGGCGATCGGTGTGACTCTCCGTCGAGAAGACCTCTCTTACCGTCGAGCCGTCGACCTTGGCCAGGCTCAGCTCGTTGAGCACGACGCCATCGCTCCCGCGCACTCCGGCTACCGGTTCCCACGTCGTTCCGTCGTCGCTGACCTCCCAGCGGAATTCGATCGACGTGAGGGTCGAGCCAGCGGCGAAGACGGCACGCAGGCTCGCGCCCGTCGCTGCCGTGCCCTTGAGACCAAGGCTATCGCCGCCGGTGTAACTGGTAGTAAGGGTCGCGCCCGCGAGGGCGAGGCGCTGGCCCAGACTCTGAGGGGGGCCGTGGTAGGTGCTCATGTTCTCCTCGTGCTCGCCGCCCCCTCGAGCGCTCGCATCCCGGCGCTCGCCCGACGAGGCGGCGAATCATGAAATACCTGCAAATCGGTTCAGCTTGCCGGGCCGGTGAACGATCGCTATACTCATCGCCATCCCGGCGCACGCCCCGCTCAGCGGGGCATGGAGGTCTCAACATGCGTACCCTGTTGCTCGTTTCGATCGTCACTGTTTCTGCTTGCCAAGACGACAACCGACGGCTCGACGCCCTCGAGGCCCATGCAGCGGCCCTGGAAGCCCGCCTGGCCGAGCTGCAACAGCGGCCAGGCATCCCTGGCCCTGCGGGCCCGAAGGGTGAAACAGGGCCGTCAGGGACGGCCACGGAGGTGCCTCACCTCATTGGACCGGGCGGAGAGGATCTGGGATTCTTCGTCGACACATTGAAAGCATTCCGTCCTGACATTGGCGCCGTGGTTGACTCTAAAGGGTCAATTAATATCGACTTTCAGGCACGGGATTGTGCCGGAGAAGGAACGATTGGGATGTCGGATCCAAATGTTGCGGCGATCGGTCCTCATCGGACGCTCCTCAAAGTACCAGATCCCTCAAACCATGTGCCGCCGTTCATGACGATCTCATCGCTGGTCGGAGGAACAACCTTCCCACCCAAATGTAAAAACCTTGATGGACTGGACCTCGGCGGCAACCACAGATTTGTGGATACAGGTGTGTATTCACAATGGTTCTATGCTAGAGAAGTGTCAATTGAACTTCGTTAATGCCCAGTCACCTGCCAGCGGAAAATAAACGTATCCCCGTTCCCCGGCCCACCGAGCCATGTGACGGTAAAATCCGTCGCGGTTACGACCCACTTGATGTTTCTCGTTGCAGCATCAGATGAGGCATTCGCCAGTGTCACAATTACGCTCGGCGCAGCCGTATAGGTTCCGTCCTTGAACGTGAGAGTCAGAGTCGGATTCTGAGCCATTCCTACCCCCCCAGCCGTCACGGTACAAGTTCCGGCAGTGTCATCTCCGCTGATCACAGCAACGGTCGCAGTGTCGCCCCATCCGGCGCCGAGCGTGAAATCCCCAGCGACCAGCGCCGTACCACTCGACCGATAGCGTTTCGCCTTCACATCCCCCTTGGCCGCCAGAGAACTATCGCTGTTCGCCAGCGTGAGGGCATTGACCCACGCCCCCTCGGCGAAGGCCGCACCGCTGCTATTGTATTGCAATGAGAATCCGTTTGTTCCAAACGCGAACAATCGCAGCCGGATGGCTGCTCCCGCTCCGTCAAACTGCCAATTGGTGCCATCCCAGTGGGCGTTGACCACCCACTCAGAACCGCTTTCGGTCAGCGATGAGTACCATCGCAGATAGACTACGCCTCCGAGGCTGATCTTCCAGAGCAGCTTCCTCGCCGCCGGCGGCGACGTGGTCTCGACGGCAGGGTTGGTGTCACCGCTCTGACCGTTCAAAATCGCCTTCTCGGCGAAGGTCAGAATCGCGGTGATGGTACGAGCTGCGGCCTTGTGGACAGCGTTCGCCCAGCTCCAGCCGAGGCCATCGGCGAGCATCTTGACGATCTGGGTAATGCTCGCGACGTTGGCCGCCTCCCCATCGACGGGGAGGCGAGCGATCGGAAGCGCATCCTGCGCCGGCGTCGGCGAGGGCGCCTGCGTCGCGCTCGGAGATGAGGTATAATCGGAGGGCATCGGTTCTTTTCCTCAGGGGCTATAGGTCGCGATGGACCCACCCCAGCTGAATCCACCCCAATTCTGCGAGGCGGGCCAACCCCACACCGCTCCCGACAGGACATCGATGATCGTGACGCACGTCGCTTTCGCCGGACGCCACCGCTGAATCACCCGACGGATGCGATCGAGGTTCGCCTGCACCGATAGATCGACCGTGTTCCCGACGGGGAATAGGATCGCAAACCGACTCGTGAACTGATTCCCGGCGGTGTCCATGTGGCTCACGTCGAAGGTCCACCAGGGCACCGTTCCCGAGGCGATGGCCGGCCGACCGTCGGCGCTCGCTGGGATCGCGGGATTGAGCCCCAGCGTGGTGACGATGTACCATGCTGGTTGCGTCGTGAGGTCGGCGATGTCGTCGAGATTGGACGTTCCGCTGAGGTTGTAGCCTCGCCCGTTCTGTTGGACGATGACCGCCTCGGCGAACTCGGCGTAGTAGAGCGCGAGCAGCAGCCCGAGCGGCGCACCGGCGAGGCGCCACTGCGCGACGGCGCGCACCAGGCGGGTAGCGAGCGCGGCATTCGCTTCCGTCGGGCCGGGCTCGATCTGTCGCTCGCTCGCGGTAAGCGCGTTGCTGGCGGCGGTCGCCTTCTCGGGGAGATGCTCGAGGAACGCCTGCTTCGCCCACTCGAGGGCGCGGTCGCCGAGCACGGCGGCGAAGGCGCCGACGATCGCACGCCCCTTCGTGCCAAGCCACGGGAGACGCTGCGACGTGATCCACTCCTCGTACGTCGCCATCATGCCTCCGTGACCCACGTGAAATCAGAGGCTACTGCCTGCGTCCAGACAGCCAGTTCAAACGCGCCTGCCGTAACGGGTAGCTGGAGATCGGCGGCGACCCCGTTGATCGTCAACGTCACGTCGCTGACCTTCACCACCCCCGTGGTGTTTCGAATGAGCGAGAGGATGTAGGCCCGGTCGACGCGACCATTGATGCCCAACACCACCTTCGGGTCTACCCCGCCAAGATAGTTTTTGAGCGCCGTTTGCAGTGCTCCCTGTGCGGTTGCGAGCTGACCCTGCTTCACGGTCACCGTGACCGCGGCGAGCGTGATCGTGCGCTTCGTCGGTGAGAGTACTTCGGGGAGATCGGTCAGCATCGATCGTGAATTGAAGAAGGCGCTCACCGTCGAGAGTACGCCCGACGGAACCAGATCTCCCTGTGCAGCGATATAGATCTTGACTTTGTTATTGACCGTCGCATCGGTCTTCGCGAAGGCGATCTTGACCTGGTCGCTGGCACTCTTGGCCAGCGTTTCGTAGGCATTCACCGTCGGTGAGGTCCAGATCCAATTGCCGGCGCTGTCTTTCACGAAGGCCAGCGACGGCCAGAGGCCGCGGACGCGCGCCCCCAGTTCCGTCGGCGTCTCTTGGTCGCGCCCGACCTGCGTCACATCCGATCCTGGCGTCGAAAAGTAGTAGTAGGTACCGGCGATGAAGGATGGATTCCCACTCGCTCCATTGGCGAGCGTGATGTTGATCCCGAACCCACCGAGGTTGGTCACGCTGCCAGCAGCGCCCTGCGATACCCACGCGGCCCCGTCGAGAGAAGTCGACCAGGTCGCCGCGGTAACCTGGCCAGAGGCATCGATGCGCACGGCGACGGAATGATTCCCCGACGGGGATCCGCTGGGCGTCACGGTGCCGGTTCCGGCGCCGGCCTGCGATACCGAGCTGTAGGTCGGCGCAGGATTCGTCGCTGTCACGCCCGGATAGTTCGCCGTGACGAGCACGATCGTCGCGCTCGCGCTGTCGTTGTAGGTCCGGCCCGCCGCGGAGTCGACCACAAACTCTGAGCGGAACGTGGCATCGACGAAACTACTGGCCGGGATCGTCACGGTTCCGTCGAGGATGTAACGGTTCCCCGTCGCCGTGAACTGCAAAATGATCCCGCCGGCGGACACCGGGCCGTAGGGCGTTCCCGTCGAGTTCGTGAGTCGGATCGTGCGATTCGTGTACGTCGCCGCGATGCGATCGACACCATAGCGCTGCTTCGCGACGAGCGCGGCCCACGCGGTCACATCGATCCCGGCAGGAGCGGCGGCGAGGCCGAAAACGTAATCCTCGAAACCGGCGGCGGCAAAGGCAGCGATGGACTTGCGCACGTCGAGGCGGAGCAGTGCCACGACGTAGGCCATGGTTCGATACACACCGCCCACGATCCAATCCGTCACCCGCGCGCCGCGCGTACGCAGCTCGGGGAAGACCTCTTGATCCAGCACCTCATCCTGCGTTGGGATCTTGAGCAGATCGTCGAGGGTTGGGAGTGCCATCAGGATGCCTTCAGCAACGTGGTCGTGACGGAGTCGATGGAGATCACCAGGTCGAACGGTCCCGCGGTTCCCTCGTGGCGCGCCTCGACCTGCAGCGCTCGACCGGTATCGGTGAGCTGTGCCTCGACGCGGATCACGCGCTCATCCTGCGAGAGGACCTGGTGCACCTGCGCCTGCAGGTCAAGGAGATCCTGCTCGCTCATGCGCGCGCCGAGTTGCTCGCGGAGGTCGATCGAGTCGTAGGGCGCGGCATCGCCGATCGCTTCCAGCGCACCCGTCGGGGTAAGCAGGCGCCGCCCCTGCGCGTAAGCCGCATTCCTCTCCCCGGAGACCAGTACCTCCGGGTCTGGGAGATCGTCGAGCGCCGCGATGTCCGTGCCGTAGTCGATCGCCATCAGCGCACCGCCTTGACCCTCGAGGAGCCGAGCCCGGCGAGCGAAGCTCCGACGGACCATCCCGCGGCCGTCAGCGCCGCGATCGTGTTCGTGCGCATGAGCGCCCCGCCGTCGCTGCCGCCGACGGCAGCATCCTGCCAAGATTTCAAGAATGTCAGGAAGTCCGTCTTCGTGATCACTTCCTCGGAACCACTTTCATCTGCGAGATGAACCGCCGATGCTTTGAATACCAATTTTGTCACCGTCGCCCCCGCGTTCCACGACGGGACGCAGTAGGGTTTACTCGGGTCGCCCCGCTCCCACCCGAGGAGCACCACGGCACCGGCCTGGACCACCGCGACCTCGCCGGGCACGCCGACGCGCACGGGCACCCGCTGATGTCCCTCGACGCGCGGATCGATCGGCTGCACATCGAGGTAGAGACCGTCCGATGTGGCGCTCTTCACCTCGGCGGGGTAGAGCGCGAGGCGGTCAAGCGCGGGCGGACGACCCGGATCTGCCTCGAGGCCGAGCGCCGTGCGCACCAATTCCCGAAACCGCGCGGTCAGGTCCATGCCCACGTTCTCACTCGATCGGCGGTGAGCCAGTGCTCGACGGCAACCACCTTCCCCACGTCCGGCAAATCGACGCCCGGGAGAAGCGCAGGCGTCTCCGCCCCGATCACCAAGCGCTGCTCGGCGGGGCACCGCTCAAGCACGTCCGCACCGGCGGGGAGCGTCGCTGCACTCCAGGATTCGGCCCCAATCCAGAGGCTGCCGACTGGCAGCAGCCGCCAGCCGATCGCCTTCGCGAGCGCGAGGGAGGCCACGTGCGCCAGTTCGTCGAGAGCGCGGGCGGCCCGATGACGGCCGAGCGTCCACAGCGACAGCGACACGGTGAGCACCTCGGTCGTGACCGTCGAGGAGAGCGTCTCCCCGCTGGCGCGTAGGATCGCGTCGAGCGGATCGCGGAGCTGGGCGCTCTGGTATGCGCCCGCCACCTCGCGCGCGAGGCCCCCAGCACCACCCACGACGCGCACGTGTGCTGCGTCGAGAAATACACCCCCGCGGACCACCGTGCCGCGCAGCGAAAGCCCGCCCTTCGCCGCGAGCGTGACGGCTCCGCTCGGGACGGTGGCACCGTCCAGCACCAGGTCGGCGGACCAGACGCCCCGGAGCGGGAGCCGGATCGAGCCCTGGAGCACGTCCAGATTGGCGCAGGTTGCGAGGGCCATAGTCTCAGGGGGCGAAGGTGCTGGGCGTCGTGCTCGGCGCCTGGGGCGTCTCTCCGGCGTCCGCGGCGCGCCGCTCGGCATCCTCCCGCCGCACGTTCCGGACAGCACGGACCGGCGTCGTGGTGACTGCCTTTTTGCCGCCCTTGGCGGCAGGCGGAAGCCAGTGCAATAATTGCATTCTATGCTTCGTTATCAATCCATCTCTCTCGATAATACGACAATCATATACGATGACGTTAACTGATCCTGATGTGCCTATCTGCGGATGGCGAAATTCCACGGGCTCCGATAATCGATTGGAATTTGGACCATAGCGATCGACTAGAACAAGAATCTGCTCACGCTGCTTTTCGGTCCAAGCGGTAATTTCGATCTCAAACTCTTGCGGCTCGAGCCCGTGGATCGTAGGTCGTGATCCATTCGCCCCCGCTCGCTGCTTTGGGTCAATCTTGAGACGGAAGCCCCCGCGGACGATGCGGGTCTTACCCGCGATCCGATCTCCGCCAAGTACACCCAGATCCCAGCCAGTAAGATATACAGGTCCGGCTGCGCCTCCCGTCGGCGCCAACGCGGGAAAACTGCGACTGAGGACGAGTGGCATCAGACCCCCTGCGCGCCGAGTCCATAGCCGATCTCGTCGAACGCGCGACGCAGCGCCACGCGCACCCCCTGCTCGACGGTCTGGGCCAGGTCTTCTACGTCGCGACCGCTCGCGTACACGTTGACCTCGACGGGCACTGAGAGCGTCGTCGCTGCCGCCGGGGCGGCGAGAAGACGGCCCTCTCCGCTCGCGCCGAGGGCCGTATCGACGATGGCGCGTCGAGTCGCCGAGCGCACCCCGCCGGCGCCGGACTCGACACCGAGCGCGAAGCCCTCCGAGGCACCCGCGCCGAGCAGCATCATCTTGCGCGAGGGACTTCGCGCGTCGAGTCCTTCCTGCGCTCCCTCCGGTAGCGCCTCGCCGAGCGCCCGCCCCGCTTCCCGCGCTTCCTCGACAGCGTCTCCGACGAACAAACCGCGGACGCGGTCGAGCGTCCCGGAGAACAGATCCTTCGTCCGATCGATGGACCGACCGATCGCATCGACGACGTTATCGATAGCACGGGCTACGGCGTGGTAAGCGTCGGAGATCCCGTCGACGATGGCCAGGGTCGCATTCGATCCCGCCTGCATCACCTCCCAGAATGTTCTCACGCCAGCGGCGATCGACCTCACCACGAAGGTGATCCTCTGCAGTCCACCCTCGCCGGACACGAGCGAAAACAGCGACTCCGCGACGAAGGCGAGGAGGTTGCCGATCTCCCGCATCACGCGCTCGCCCTCTGGGCCGGAGAGGACTTCGATGAAATTGTCCAGAACATTCTGCAGGCGATGGAGGCCGGGCGTGTCGGCGAGCTGCTTGAGGAGGTTGCCGGGGAGGTTGGAGAGGCGCTCGAGCGTCGCACCGAGGGTGCGGCCGGCGGCCAGGGAGGCGGTACCGAGGGTGCCGCCCTCCCGCTGCGCGACCTGGTTGAGTGCGACGGAGAGAAGGGTTTCGGATTTGACCTTGCCGGCTTTGGACAACTCCTCGGCGCGCTTCGTCGAAACGCCGAGGAGCTGTCCAAGATCCTGAAAGAATGCGGCCTCCCCGATCGCCAATTCGCGCAGGGCGCGGCCGTCGACCTCGCCCTTCAGCGCGATGCGCTGGAACGCGCCGAGCGCCGAGCGCAGCCCCTCGGCGCCTTGGCCACGACGCGCCGCCACGTCAGCGGCGGCCGTCGCCAGATCGTCGAGCAGTGCGGTGTCCGTGACCCCCTGCTCGAGGAGCGGCAGAAGCGATCGTCGGATCTCATCATCGTCGAAGCGGGTGTTCGCAAAACTGTCGGCCAGCTGCTGAACTGCGCCCGCGCCGCGCTCGCCCACGTCGAGTTGGACGGCGAGGTTGAGATCCTGCGCCTCGGCAGCCGTCTTGACGATCTCCTTCCCCAGTTCGGCCATGGCGCCGACGAGCGCCTTGACCGCGTCGACGGCCAGATGGACGGCCTGCGCCAAGTCGAGCGTGAACAGCGAGCCGCCTTGGAAGAGCGCGCTGAGATTGAATCCGAACCCACCTGCCCCCGCCTGCAACCCGCCCAGTTGCGACTCGAAGGCGCGAACATTCCGACGGGCCTTCTCGAGATTTCGGTCCGTCTCGCCGAGGGTGCGATTGACAGGACCGAGTGCGGCGGCGAAGTTCCCCGTCAGCGCGAGCTGGAATTGAAGCGGCGGCATCGGTCATTTTCTCTCGAGCGCATGGATCACACGGAGACCGAATTCCGAAACGAGGAGCGCACCCACTTGCTGGTTCTGCGTCGGCGCTGTCACCCCCATCAGCGCCAGCAGCGCCTCGGCGGCGAGCCATGGGTCATCCCGCGCGGCTCGCCACCGCGTCACCACTCCCCCAACTCGACCTCCGCCGCGGCCCCGACGAGCCGGTTGATTTCTCCGACAAGAAGGACGGCGATCCCCGGCCATCGGTCGATGGCTTCACCGATGGCGGTTGGTGCGCTCGCGATGACGCGCCCCTCGGCCAGTTCGCGCACGGCGGTCCACAGATCGGCGTGAGGTCGCTCGATGGCATCCTGGAAGATCCGCCAGACCGGTGCCGGAGGTGGATCGATCACGATGACGGGATCGCCAGGCACGCGCAGGCGACGCCATACCGCCCGCGGATGGGCGGCGAGAGCGGAGGCGATCGGCTCCGGGATCTCGTCGCCCTCCCACGGCACCTCGACGGTTCCGGGGAGCGATCGGATCTTCTGCAGCAGCAGGTCCGCTACCTTGCGTGGCAGTCCCGGCCACCGCCCCACCCACTGCGTCCAGATACACCGCTCGGGACAGAGCACGCAATCGATCGCGAGCTGCTCGCCGATGTCCGTTGGCTCGGACCGGACGCGGAGACCCGCTCCGAGGAGCGACCCCCAGACGGGCGACGATGGCTTATCGGATGGCATGCGACACGCCCCCGACGGATTTCCCAAGAGCACCGGGAGACGGACCGCCCGGCCACCGTCGCCGATGACAGTGATCGTGGCCTTCTCCGGATGGCGGTGCGGATGCTGCTCGAGGAGCGCAGCCAACTCCTCGGGGGAGGGTGCTTTGACCTGCATGAGATTCCTTTATGAGGCGTACTTGATGAACGCCCCGCCGTGCGGCTCGACCTCGGAGATGAACAACGGGATGTCGACCATCAATGCATCCTGGTTGCTCTGCGACGAGCGCGGCTCCTCGTTGAACATCACGCCGCGTAACTTGTCGGTCATGAGCGTGGCGATGTTGTTGCCGTAGGTGACGGTCCAATCGAACTCGATCTGTCCGATGCCGAGCGTCGGATAGGCGGTGGCGACCCTCTCCTTGAGGGCCTTCCACTCGCTCTGCAGCATGCTGATGCTCCCGGACAGCTTCTCGTTGTCGATCGTGTAACCGACCGTTTTCCCGTCGGCGCGATAGACCGGTTTCTTCTCGGCGCCGATCTTATACTCGAGCCTGCCGAAGGTCCGAATCGTGACGGATCCCATATCGCCCGCGACTTGCAGATCAATCGTCGCGTGCTGGAATTCCTGTCCTTTGATCGTGGCCATTTATGCCTCCAGCGAGATGACACCTGAAAACCTGACCTTGCCCGCCACCGACGACACGAATCCGAGCGGTTGCAGCGTGTACTGCACGTCGAGCCGACGCGGCGACTGTCCGAGCTGCGAGGTACGCAGCACAGTGGCGGAGGCGATCGAAGCTTGTGGCGCATCGAAATCCCCACCGCGGAGGAGCCCCGTCGCACGCTTGATCGCGCCGTCGAGATCGGTCTCTCTCGCACGCGCCGCCTTCTCCTCGATCGTGCCGTCGGGGTTGGTCGCGGGCCGATCGCCCAGGTAACGCTGGCCGGCCACGCGCAGCGCTGCCACTGCCACGTCGAGCACACGGACCCCCCCCGCATCCTGATAGCTTGCGTCGGTCGTGAGGTTGCGCCAGCCGAACCCGCCAGATTCGATCGCCAGGAACGCCCCGGAGCGACCGATGTAGCTCCGGGCGACGTTGAGTTGTACGTCGTGCAGCGTCGTCGCTGCAGTTCGCTCGTCGCGTCCGATCGCGACGATCGGGAGAGCACCGCCGGCGACGGCGGAGACATCCTGACGCGGTTCCGTGTCCGCATACCGGGCGGCGAGGGCCCACCCGAGTGGGCGCTTGAGCTTGTGCCCGGTGATCGGCGAGGTCATCCGGTGCGTTCCCACACAGATGGCCACGCGATCGAACGTCGACCCGACGCGTGCTGAGGTGATCGCGGCGTCGGTGTCCGCCGTGTCGGCGATGGCCGCCCCGCCCGAGACGATCGTATCGTCCTTATAGGGGCACTCGGCGAGCCCCTGCCAGTCGAAGTTGTTGGTACTGAAGGCGGTATCGATCTGGGTATCGAGCGTCGAGCCCGCGCTGAACGCATTCGCGGCGCTCGACGGTAGACCGATGACGTGAACCAGGGCCACCGGTGGCGCTGATGCATCGCCTCGGAGCGCTACCATGGCGTTCTGGAGATCGGTCGTCGAAAACCCCGGCGGAGCGGCGAGAAAGCTGTAGGTCTCGTCGACGACGAAGGTGTTCGCACAGGTGAGCACGAGACCTGTTCCGGACACCACCACCTTTCCGCCGGACGGAATGAGCATGTCGGGCAGCGTGCTCTTCTCGCCGTCGAGGCTCACGCGCAAGATGGCCACGCCGAGCGCGCCGCCCTTCGCCACCTTCACGACCACGTCGTAATTGTCGATCGGATCGCTCGCCTGGGTGACGGTATTGATGCCGCCTCCACCGATCGTAACGGTCCCATCGACACCGATATCATACGTGCTATTGAGCACATACGTGCCAGCAGCAAAGGTGAGTGTGCAGAATGTCCCGGGCACGCGATAGACGAAGCTGCCACCGCCGGAGTCGGCGGAGGTCACCTCGGGCTGATAGGTCGTACCGCCATCGTAGGAAACGCGAAACTTCATGGTCGCGATGGCGCCCGCGTTGGTGATCTTGATCTTGATCGCCTTGTGCGGCGCTGTACCGACGGTGACGGTGCCGGTTCCGGTCCCCTTCTGAGTCACCGTTCCGACCGCGCCGGCCTGGCTCGGCTTGGTTGGGACGGCGTAGGTGGTGAGTCCCGTCCGATGCCGCAGGGCACACGCCTCGGCGAGCGGGCCGGTATCGAGCGTCGCCGTGATCGCCGAGAGGTCGCTGAACTTGTAAAGCTTGGCCTCGTCGCCGCCCGGCGAGACGCCGAGCTGAACGATCGTTTTGGCGGACACGGCCGCGCTGGTGCGCTGCTGCCCTCCGCCGGTGAGGATCTCAAACGTCGCTTCGCCGAGCGCCATGGATTACAGCCTCCGGTTCAAGAAGTCGTCGAGGGCGGCTCGAAACTCCTCGGCCGCTCGTGGCTCGCTCTCGTCCCATCCCCTGGCCGCAAGCGCGGCCCGGGCATGGGCGGGCGGTACCCGCTCGAGGAGGATCCATTCCTCGAGGGAAATCTTCTCTTCGGGCATGTCAGACCTTCGTGTATTGAACCGCATCGATCTTTCCGGTCGGCGTCGCCACGCGGTCGACGGCGAGCCGCACCGTGAAGATCACCTCGAGCTCCTGGCCCTGTCGCGTGGTGTCCGGTTCGGTGTCCCACGCACAAGAGCCAAGTCGCCAATAGAGCCCCGCCGCCGCGCCCTGCTCCTCGAGCGCCTGGAGGAGGCGCACTTGCAAATCCCAAGCTCCGTCGATGTCCCGAGCCCAGATGCGAGCCGCGATCTGTAGCTCCAGATCCCGAAGCGCGGAGTTGTCAGTCGCGCTCTCGTACTGACCCTGGAGCGGGAACAGAACGATGCGCGGCGGCGCCCCCTGCACGGCGAGCTTGTCGGCGCCCGCGAGCACCTGCGCCGCACCCTTCAGCGTCGACGCCTCGCGGAGGGCGACGGCGAGCGTCGTCAGCGGCGAGGTCGGAGCAGTATGCATCCGTCACCTCGTCGCACGCTGATACCAGCGCTGCATCCCCTCAAGGGCGCCGCGGTTGATTGCTGTGGCCCACCGCGACGGAATCGATCCCGTCGGATAGATGGGGCGTGGCGGCAGCACGCGCTGCCGGATCGCATGCGCCCGCGCGAATACCGCCACGCCGCGCTTGAGGCGCTTGAATCGCCGCTCGGACACGAGCCGGCCCTTGCGGTTGAACCGCAGGATGACCGCCCGGTCGGCGACAGCGCGCGGCGGGAACACGTGGCCCTCGTGATGTGCCGAGAGCCAGTCGATCTCCGATCGGAACGCGACAGCGCCGGCGGCGATGCTGCGGCTGAACGAGCCCGGGATCTTGCGGCTGAGGAGCGCGGGCTTCCCACGCGCCGTCGCCGGCCAGGGCGTGCCCTCCGGGGCGATGCCGCGAGCGTGCTGCTCGCGGAGCAATCCCTGCACCTCACGTCCAACCGCCTGGCCGATCGTGCGCTGCGCGCGACCGTTGGTGCGTGTCAGATCCTGCAGACCACGCTCAACCTGGCGCAGGCGGGCGAAGTCGCCGGAGAGCGGCATCAGATCCACCCCACCGGCTCTGCGCTGCTCACCGGGAGCAGTAGCGTGTCACCGACACGCAGATCGGTGCTGCTGTCCACCAGGTCTTGCGCCTCGCCTCGGTCCTTGCCGATGCGCTGGAACCACTCGCGCGCGTCCTCGAAGCGCAAGCGCAGGTTGGCATCGCCCACCGCGGCCTCCGTCGGCGCCATCCCGACGTGGCTCTTGAGCAGGTAGTGGAGCACCGCCGCGTAGTGCTCCTTCACGTCGGCGCCCCACGACGTGAGCGGGGGCCTGACAGCGGGCTCCATCCACCCGAGGCACATGTCGGTGGCCGCCTGGCCCTTCTTCTCGCGAAGGTCGTAGCGCGTGGAAGTGACCGTGTCGATCGCCCCACCCGTCCGGGTCACGGCGCCCTGCTCGTCGATTGTGTAAACCGAATTGAGCACGTAGGTGCCGACGCCGAAGATGATGATCGCGAAGGCGCCCTCCAGGTCATAGGTCCACGAGGAGAGCGGGCTCGACGTGATCGGCGCGCTGTAGTTCGCCTCCCCGAGCGGACGCCAGACGAAGGCCATGATCCCGAGCGCTCCGGCCGTCGAGATCTTGACCTCGACGGGGCGGACGCGGAATTGCTCCAGGAAGCTCCCGGGGATGTACTGCGGCAATTCCGCGACGGGGATGAGGTAGGCGTGGGCCATTGGCTATCGGCTCACCCGCTTGGCGAGCTTCTCGCGCAGAAGCTCCAGCTCGGCCTCGAGCTGGCGGATGCGCTGTCCTGCCGTCTCGATCTCGGAGGCCGCGACGCGCTTCTGTTCTTCGGCGATCTCGGCCGCCTCGGCGAGCTGCTTGCGCAGCTGCTCCACCTCGCTCTGCGCCTTGAGAAGATCTGCCTTGACCTCGACGAGCGCGCCGTCGTCGCCGCCCCCGAGTGGCATCGCGGCGATGTGGGGATCGGCCTGCAGCGCCGCGTACTGCGCAGGGCTGATCTCGTCGGCCGAGATCGGGTGATCGACCACCTTGACGGTGACCGGCGCCCTGCTCCAAGCACGGCCGGCGCGGCGACGGTATTCGTGTCCCGGCGCCGGCATGGCGCGGACCTGAACCTGGATCGGTTTTTCCATGGAACCTCGACGGCGGCGCTGTCTGATGAGAACGCCGCGCCGAACAGGGTTGACGTTATGGCTTGGACGTGATCGCCAGTTCGGGCAGCGTGTAGCTCGCCGCATAACGAGCGCTTCCGCCGATGCGGAACTTCTCCTCCTCGAAGTAGAGGGTGGAATCCTCTCCCTCCTCCGAGGTCTCGAGGGGCCGGCGGCGCTGCAGCATGAGCGGCTTGATCATGCCGCCCGTGGCCATGAGATACCACCGCGCCGAATCGGTGAGGTAGGGATTCATGAACAGGCGGGCCTTCCCGATGAGAGGATTCTTGCTCACACCCGCCGTGCCGAAGAGGCCGTAGGCCGCGCCGGGAGTGAGTAGATCGATCTCTACGATCTGCTTGCCCGTCAGCTCCAGCTCGGGCGGCACCATCAGCATGAGTCCCCCGGGCATCACCTTCGGAGATCCGTCCTCGTTCTTGAACCTCATCATCTTCTCGACGGCGGTCTGAAAATTGGCGTGCGTGAGCGCGAGGGCGAGGTCGTTGTCGAACGTGCCCGACACGACGCCGTCGATATCGACCGGGTGATCGGTGTCGAAGAAGAACTGGCCATCCCAGCAGTTCGTGGAGATGCCCAGTTCGAGTGTGTCCGCGACGAGTTTGTCCTCGTGTCGCGCGAACTTCTGTCCGCTGTTCCTGGCCTCCATAACCGAGGAGACGACGAGACCCTCGAGATCGTCGTCGAGCTGATCGCGCTCGAACTCATAGGTCAGTTCCCACTTCCTGTTCACCACCTCCCACGTCCGACCGGACATCGATTTTGCCTGGCGGGGTCCCTTCCACTCGCGAACCGTCGCCTGATTCGCGAGCCAAGCATGCATCGTCGAGCGGGAGCGCGACGGAACCTCCATTGCATACTCCCGCCAGAACGTCTCCGCCTCTTGGCTGGATTTGAGGAAATCGGTGCGGAACTCCTGGAACACGCGGTTTGCAGCCGCGGGGATCTTGACTGCCATGATGGTCTCTCCGTCGGGGCAAACGCCCCCGTTGCGCCCACGCGAATGCGCGGCGATGGTTCTCGACGGGGCGGAGCCCCGGTTACTACGGTTTTTTAGTCGACGATGTCCGCGGTCTGGAGATCGTCGATGAGCGCCGTGATCGTCTGCCGGTTGTCCAGGTCATCCGCGACGAGCTTGTTGACCTGATCCACGATAGAGGCCGCCGCGTCGGCGGTGTCCATGTTCTGGGTGCGGACAAGGAGGTACCCCTGCCCCTCGACGAACGCGGTGACGTTGGCTGCCTCGACGGAGATCGTATCGGACGCACTGCCCGTGTTCGCCGCCGTGATCGCCGTACCGGCGACGAGCGCGCCGAGCGGCGTGCAGTTGGCGGAGGTCAAACTGACGACGCCCCCCGTCACATTGGTGGTACCGATCTCGAGGTTGAGGTCAGCCGCCTTCCCGCCGGTGGTGACCGGCTTGGAGACGGCGAAAGACACGCTGAGAATCTTGAACTTGTACAGGGGCGTGTAGTTGGTGAGCACGTCCGCCGCACCGGTAATGCTCGCCAAATCGACCGGGAGCACGATCGTCTCCATCCCGACGCCGGCGGCAACGGTCGTACTGGCGGCGCCCGTCGAGTTGTCCGTCATCGTCGCCGCCGTCGGATTGGCGACCGTGCGATTGGCCGTCGAGTACGTCTGGGTATACGCCTGGCCCGTCGAGAGTACTTGCTCCTCGGCGATCTGGCGTCCGGTGTTCCGAGACATCTCGATGTACACCCCGTCGGTCGTGACGGAGTGGACCCGACCCGCCGGAGAGCGGGCTCCCGCATTGTCGGTCTTCGCGACGGTCTGATCGTCGACGATGTAGCAGGGCTTTCCCTCGTCGCCTGCGGCGAGCGCATCGCCACCGCCGGAGTTGATGAAGGGACCAAAGATCCCCTCGTCGTAGTTCACATCGCTGGCGCCGTCGGCGCCGGTGTTCGCCCAGCGGTCGAGGCCCCCGTTGCTCAAGGCCACGCCGGCGCCGATCATGCCGGTGGCCGTCGCGCCCGGACGGGCGTAGCCCGAGCTGTCGAGCATCACGATGCCGCCCTGATAGATCGTCGTCGAGCCCTTCTGGCCCGAGGTCTGCGTCGCGCTCTGGAGCACGCGCGAGGTTTTGACGCGCCCTTCGGTGAGTGCCGCCATGTTTGGTTCTCCGTCGGTGGTTGTGGTTACTTCGCGGCGGTCGCCGCGGGCTTGTTGCGGTCGAGGATCTCGCGCGCCTCACGAGCGGCCGCGATCACCCGCTCCGACTGCGCGTCGAGGTCGGCGCTTTCCATGTTGGCTGAGCGGGCCGCTTCACGGAACGGCTCCGCCACCGTCGGCGGAGCGGTGCGCGCGTAGGCCGAGATCGCCCGCAGGCTCGCCTCGTCGAGGTCGATGCTGCACGCCGCGTCCAGCACCGCCTCCCGCGTCACTGTGGACAGCGACTGGAAGGCGGCTCTCATCGCGCCCTGCTTGCCCTCGTCGAGCACGAAGAGCGGGATGGTCATCTGGATGGCCCCGAGCGACAGCCGCCGCTCCCCCAGCCCCCTCTCCAGTACGGCGCGCAGCTCCCGCCGGCGCTCGGCCGCCTGCACCTTCGCCAGATCCTGGCGGAGCGCCTGGCTGTCGCGCAGCGCTTCGGCCCCGGCCGCGATCCGCCCGATCGCCTCCTCGGCGGAGGTCGTTCCGGTGAGCGCGAAGATGCGGGCCTCCAAGCCCGCCAGCGCCGTCGCGCGAGCGGTCATCTGCTCGACCGACGCGCCGGCCGGCAGGCCGAGCGCCGACGCCGTACTCGCGCCGCCCTTGCACGCCGAACAATAACTCGAATCATCTGGACCCATCTCGATCCCGCAGTCACTGCATTTTCCCATATCGATCTCCGTCGGTGCCGCGGTGACGACACCGGGCACGGGAATGGATGAGCGCCGGGCGAAGCGTCCGGCGAGAAGCTGCTCGAGCGTGCCGAGGCGATCCGCAAGCCCCGCCGCTACCGCCGCCTGGCCCACCAGGATATCGCCGCGTCCGTACTGCTCCGCTACCACTTCGAGCGCGACGCCCCGATGGCGCGCCACGTCGCGCAGGAACACGTCAGCCAGCGCATCCACCCGACGCTGCAGGCGCGCCCGCCCATCGTCAGTCGTCGGCTCGAGACGCTTGTACGGGCTCTGTGACGAGACGATCTCGATCGTCTTTAGACCCGCCATCTCCTCGGCCTTGGCCTCGTCGACGTAAACAGAGACCACGCCCAGGCTGCCGAGGAGCGCCGTTTGAGCGCACACAATCTCGTCAGCCGCGCTCGCGATCCAGTAGGCTCCCGAGGTTCCCGCTCCGCCGATATATGCGGCGATGGGCTTTCGGCCACGCGCTTGATAGATCAGCCCTGCCAGCTCGGCGCAGCCGTTCACCTCCCCACCGGGACTATCCACGTCGAGAACGATGGATCGCACCGTCGGATCGTCGAGCGCCGCGGTGAAATCACGCGCCAGAAACTGATAGCTCGTCGCGCCGCTGACGGATGTCAGCAGGTTCGCGTGCCGGAAAAGCGGCCCGTACATCGGCAAAATCGCTACACCGTCCCGCACAGCCACTTCGTAGCTGTTCTCGAGCGGCTGCCCTGCGCGCGCCGAGAGGGCCCGCTCCAGCGCCTCGAGGCGAACCGGAGTCATCTCCCGCGCCGCGATGTCCAGCAGCAGTCGATGCGCCTCCGGCGTCATCGCCCACAGCTGAAGGGCGAGCGGATTCACGACTGTTCCTCGTCGGACGGAGAGGGAATAACAACACCGGCGGCCGTGGGCTCTTGCTGAGGCAGATCTTGGCGCAAGAGCGCCGCGTGCTCAGCCACCCACCGCTTGCCCACATCGCCGCCCTCGACGGAGAGCCCCACGGACTCGCGCCCCTCGTCGACACGTACAATGGTGGCCAAATCGGTCGGTGTGAGCGCCAACGTCACCTTCGCTTTTATCTCGGATTCGGAGGCGGCGACATCAGATGCTACCGGAGTGCTCGCTACCCCGGGGAGCGGCAGCGCCTGCTCCTGCGCCTTGTTCCGCTCGCGCAGCGGTAGCCGGAACCGTTCTGCCAGCGCCTCCTCGTCGAGGGAAGGCAGTATGTTCTTTAACTCTCGGATGGCCTGTCCCAGCGCCTGGTAGGTCCGCGCCGTCGACTCATTCACCGCCGGCGGATCGGTGACATACACCGCCCGCGGCGCAAGCTCGGGATCGCCGTAGTTGACGAGCGCCCACGGGGCAGCAAGCTGCGGCCCGAGCGTGGCCCACTCGTCCTGCGCGTCGGAGGATTTGATGTCGCTCCGGATGTACTCGCCCACCCCCGCCGCCGCATAGCTCCCGCCCTTGACCTCCGTCGTGAGGTTGTGGCCGAGGAGAAGAATCGCGATGGAAATCGCCGCCGCGTTGAGGGCGCGGTCGATGACCTCGAAGCCGGTTCCACCCGCGAACTCGAGTGGCTGGACGTCGTACCCTTTTTCGGGTTCCTCGCGCTGCTCGCAGGGGATCACACCGTCGTAACTAATCTTGCGGATCGCGTCGACAAACTTCCCGAGATCGACCTTGTACTTGTCGCCCTCGCCCCTGGGATAGAGGGCCTTGAGAAGGCCGATCCCATATTTCTCCGCGGCGCGATACAGCGCCGCGAAGGTGCGATCGTGTCCAAACCACGGATGCGAAAGTCCATGTACGAGACCTTCTCGGAAAGACTTCTCTCCGAAAGGTTCATGAACAATCCACGGACTGTCCGACGGCGGGAGCAGCGAAAGCATCATCGACGGAGACGGGACATCGACCAAGCCGCGGTCGCGCGTTTGAACACGATAGATGTCCAACATCCAGTTCCAGTGCGCCCAGCCGGGCCAGTACGTCCGGAGACGGAACAGCGTCCGTCCGGAGGTCGGAGAATCCAGCGGTACGCGCTGCGCGAAGCTCACGCCGAGGAGAAGTCCCCATTTGTGAAATTGCCGTCGCTGCGGCGACGGGGACATGATCGGCCAATCCTCCCGAAACTCCTCGGCCGCGCGTCGAGCATCGCTACTGTTCCGGATGGGCTCCCATCGGATCTCCGTCGAAACAAGACCCGCGAGGCGTGTTCCTAGGACGGCGCGCAGCCGCGGGTTCCAAAGCATCCGCTCGACCAGAAGCGCTGGCTTGTAGAGATCGCCCTGGTCGAGCTGATGGATCAGCGACCGCACCGCGGCGACGGTCGTGATCTCCGACGGAGTCGGCAGCGGTAGCTCGACGTGAATCACCGATGGGATGTCAGCCATGCGTGAGTCGAATCTTGCTCAATGCGTCGAAGGTCTCATGGTCCAGCGTGTTCGGTGCGCGCGGTGGCTGTGGGCGGGGCATGAATCGGAATGCCACATAGCGCACGCCATCGGGACCGTGCTGCCATCCGCCCCTCTCCATGAGCTGTCCGCGCACCGTGACCTTCGCGCGCGTAAAGCTCTCGCTCAGCGAAGGGAATCCCGGGTCGGGCTCTTTGAGCCGCGGCGATATCAATACCTGACGCGAAAAGAAGAGCGCGTGCATCTGGGCTCGAGATTCTTTCACCGGGGGGTTGTCCGGCTTGCCCCGTCGCGTCTTCCACGGCGGCAACACCGTCCAGCCGTCCGCTCTCAGGGGCACATAACTCGGCGGCAGCTCCCAGCGGTGCGCGGCATTCTGGCGCGCGCCCGTACCGTCACCGACGAGCAGTGCCGAGGGTGCGGGTGCGCCCTCAGGAGTGTAGCCCTTCGGCGTGTAGCCGCGCCGCTCAAGCGCCGACGAGAACGCCTCCTCCTCGCCCGGGGTGCCGATATAGTCACAGCACCAGAGGACCAGCGTCCCCACCGCGAGCGAGAGGAGATCCCAGACCCGCTCGACGCGGTAGAGCTTGTGCGCGATGCCAATGATTCCCGGCCTACGCTGGAAATCCACGCCTACGACGTAATCCCACCCGGCGCTCTCGGGCACGGACTGCGCCGTCACCTCGCGCGTCACGTCGCGCCAGAGCGGCCGGCCGATGTCGGGCGTCGGCGGTGGATCGCCGAGGTGGCCGCCGCGCAGGATCGGGATCGGCCGGAACGCGGGGTACGCGAGCGGACCGGAGACGCGCATCCCGCCACCACCCGCGTCCGCATCCGCCGCCTCACGAGAGACGGCGCGGATCGCTTTCGCCCGTTTATCGAGAGAGATCGGGTCGACCGCGTCGTTGAGCTTCGGGTCGAGTAGGTGCAGCTCCCCGTCAATCTCTCCTGCGTCGATCGCCGACGCGACGACAGCAACCCAATCACCCGCCTCCTCCTGCGGGCGATTGGTGGCGATCGTCGTCAGTCCGTCGACGTTGCGTGTGGCACCGACGGCGTTGAAGTAGACACGCTCCGGTTGGTCCTGCCCCTCGTTGATGAACACGTGACGGATCCGGAGCTTCGCCTGGCGAAGACGCTTCGGGTTCCTCGACGAGAACCAACCGATCTTGGAGCCCGTGATCAGGGTCGTCCACGGATCCCGAAAATCCTCCTTGTGCTCGGTAATCCATCCTGGAGCGACCACTTCCTGCATCGACTCAATACACTCCCGTCGCTGCGGCGTCGTGATGTTGACGCAGAACTGATACTCGCTCGGCCACTCCAGGCCGACGGCGATGACCGCCACGCCGGCAAGGAACCACGTCTTTCCCGAGCCCCGATCGCCGGCGAGCATCATCACGATCGGCTTGCTTCGATCGCCCTGACGCGAGGCGGAGAACCACCGAGCGAGCGCGCGTCCGGCGTCGACCTGCGAGAGCTTCAGCGCGATGGAATGAATCCTGACGGTGCGATCTGGCGGAGGAGGGACGTATCGTCGCAGCGTGCGATCCCAAACCCCCCCGGTGCGCAGCAGCACCTCGCCGTCCGGGGCTCGCACCTCGAGGAGCGCATCGACGAATCGCTCGGACGAGAGAAGGACCCGTTCAAGCCGTGCCAGTCTCTCTCGACGGGAGATATGAGGCATCCGTGCGTTCCATCAATTGCTCCAGCGCCCGCTCTAGCTGCGCAATCCGCTCGGCGAGCTTCGCGGGGTCGAGCACCTTCGCCGCCTGGCCGGCGAGGCGCCCGATCTGCTCGCGGCGCTGTTCGGGAGGAACCCCCGGATCGCGAGCGGCCTCCTCGAGCGCGAGCAGCGCCAGGTCAGCGAGCCACTGGTGCCCTCGTTCCGCATTGCCCTGTGGAGCGGGACCGAGCGCGCGATACCGCTTCAACCAGCGCCTGGAGTAGGTGACTGGACGAATCAGCGACGCGGCGCGCTGTGCGCGCACCTTGTCGCGCGCTCGCTTGCTACCGGGATCACGTTTTTTTTTCATCTCCGATGGCCCCGGGGCCCCCTGGACCCTACTGGTCCAACC